CCAAGCAACATCAATGACATCTTCTATTGTTCCGTCGCTCAATAAAACAATTCTTTCTGAAAGAACTACGCTAACAACATTCGGCAGGTCAAAACTTAAAGATGAATAATTGCTCTCTGGGATTTCTATATCATTAGTATCATAGACGCTTTCATTGTATTCAATCGCTGTTATTTCTACATCTGAATCTCCAGAACGTTTCAATCCCGTAACTCTAAAAGGTTTTATTACAACATTATTTAATCCGACGCAGTATTTATCCTGATATGAAGGAGCTTTACTTAATGGAGATACATTTAATTCTGTATAAAATCCTTCCTCATCAGTTACTGTTACTTCTTCCATAGTGTCGTCGGAGAACTGAACAAGAAGTTTGTTTATTCCTGGTCTTATTTCTATTGCTCTGTCCAATTTAACAAGCGTCGTAGTTGACCCGTCTTGAATTCTTCCTGATTGCCCCCACGAAGGAACATCGTGAGAAACATTTATAATATCTCCCGCCTGACATCCAATAGCGTCTATTCCAGCTTTTAATGTTATCATTTTATCTATATATTTCGAAACGAGTAAAGCATAACGACCTTCACGAATAGCTTGGCTAATTCTTGTCGTAAATAATCTTATGCCTTTCTGTCTTATAGGTTCGCCGACAGAAATTGCCTGTTCATCATACACCGCAACAATATCTTGTTCATACCCTTTATTCTTGTCAAGGAACTGAACTTCAATGGCTTGATTTTGTTCTTTCTTTGTTTTCCAAGATTGCAAGAAAGAACTTTTTATAATGTTTCCCATACCGAACATCTGGACAGGCATTTCGGGCTTATCTATTTTAAGAATAACTGTTCCATTAGAATAAAAAAAGAAAGCTCTAAATGTAGCACATAACTGAGTAATAATATCTAAAGCCCTTCCTTTGCTGTCAATAACGCAATCTAAAGTAAACCTTTTCTCATACCCGCCATCGCCATCGCTTACCAATTCCTCGCAGTATCTTGACATCTCAAGAAAAGAACTATCGTCAAGGTTTTCTGTGTTTATATAATCCCCCAATCCGTATCTTGTATTAGATAATAAATCTTTCATACACCAAATAGGGTTAGCACACCATCTATCAACAAAAGTTACCCCGTCCCATATCAAAGATTCATCATTAGAAATCTTTCTATATTCTTCCGCTTCAGGATTCCAATAATAATCTTCCCAATTAACTTCTCGTGCCATATCGTCTGTTATCAACGGAACTTTTATTTTTCTTCCTCTAACAATGCAAGTAAAGTTTGGCGTTGTCCCGCTAATCTGTTCTCCAGCTAAAGCTTCAATTCCTAATAAAGCAACGTTAGGATACGCAAGGTCTTCCGTAGTTATTTCATCAACAGTAGTTAAGAATAAATCTCCTACTTTCTGCGGGTCTAACGAACTATCTTCTGATGTTCTTGTAATCCTTATGTCATATTTCCCAGCGGTTAATCCGCTTTTTCTAAACATCCGTTTTAATGCCGACCTTGTAATACCGCTTATTGTAGTTAATCCCAAATTTATATAGTCAGGGTCAGAATGCAATTTATATTCTACACGATACGTTACGCTCCAAGAAGATAATCCGCCATCTTGAGCCACTTGAAAAATACCGTTCGATAAAGATAAAGTCAATTCAAATGCTTCAATATCATTCCCAGAAGTAGTATAAACATACGAATTATTTCTCGTTAAGGCAACAGATAAAGATGTCGGATTATGCAGGTCTGTAAAATTAGGAATGATAGATTGATTATTTGTCCCCATTCTTTTTACTTGCGTTATTCCTGTAAAATTAGACGCTGGATTACCATTTATCTCCAAATCAGAAATGCTTTCTATTTCCCCTTCGCATAAAGCAAGAAGAACGTTAAGATAATTCTTATCCCCATCCGTTCTTATGTATTGATTGATTATGTTCCCGCCGACCTTATGTTCTCCATATACGATAGGGATTGGAATTCCCGCCGACATTGTAGTTTGAACACCATCCCAAGAATAAGTAGGAGAATCTTCATCAATCCCAGACGTTCCATAAGACTTCTTTCTTGTCATCGAGAAATACGAATAACAAGCGTAAACATAAAGAGCAGTTAAAAGAGGATTAACAGTAACCGACCACCAAATAATATCTACGATTATTCCTATTACGCCTATGATGTCTTTGACTTTATCTGTTACTGTTATAACATCTCCGTCGGATAAAGTATCATAAAGCCATTTATCCCCCGAAGATACAATAATATTTTTATTCTTATATTCTATCTTTGAATCATCAAGATAATCCGAAACCCTGTAATTAAAACTAAACGGGACTTCGACTTCGGTTATATCCGTGTGTTCAAATATGTTTTTTATATATCTTACTTTAATCATTCTTTTCCCCTTAGATGATAAAACCCTGCGACCCTATCTTTCCATAATGCCGAGAAATAATTAGAAACAATAACACCAGCAATACAACAATGAATAAAATCTCCTTTTCCCAAATATACGCCAGCGTGGCTGTTTATCCCTTTTGAATTCTTGAATAAAATAACATCAAGAAACTTCGGCTTATCCACCCTATCCCATTGTTTCGCATAATTCTCCGCTATGTAATTATGCCCTTTATATTGCCACTTCTTATCATACTTAAAATCAGCGTCAATTAAATCATACCCAAAGTCTTTATAAATACACATTAAAAGCCCATAACAATCAAGCCCGCTTAAATCCCTTCCCATATTAACATACTTAATTCCAAGATATTTATTAACAATCTCTTGTCTTGTCATACAAAAATTCTTTTCCCGTTCGCAGGTATTGAAGGAAACCCGCCATACCTTAGAACATTATTCATAACATCCCTACATTCTTGTTTTGTCTTCTTGCAAGATGTAACTGTTCCTGTGTATCCGCATTCGGAAGACTTGAACCGCCACCTACAATAATTTCTATTGTATGTCCCGAAAGGAAGCTGAACATCTAATAAATCAAATTTCGATGTTAACTTAAAATTAACAACTTTTTCATTTGCGTTATATGAATCTATATAAAAAGTAAATTTTATTTTATTTTCTGCTTCATCTAATCTATCCGCCCAGACAAGCATTATCTCAATTTTCTTCCCCCTGAAATCATACGCCTCAAGATACGCTTGCATAAACCTTGACACATTAGAAATCTGAACATCAAAAGAATCTATTTCTCCTGATGAATTCTCGCCTATCTCTGAATGTTTTATTGGAAACTTTTGGTAGGTTATTCCGTCGAAGATAATGTTTGTGTCGCTTTCTGCAAAGTATAAATTAGAACCAGCTCCGTCGTAGTCAAATATGGTATATAAATATATGGGCTTATTCGTTAACTTATTCTTTTCTTCAATAAAATTAACATCCATATCATACATAATACCCTCGCTTTTTATTTCACTTCAATCAACGAAAACTCAAAATCAAATAATCCAAAAGAATTGTTTGCGTATGTTATACTGTCTTCTGCAAATCTTACATTATATATTTCATTATCTAAAGCGTTTAACCACGAAAAAGAACCAAACGCACCTTTATTTGAATTGAATAAATCAAGGATTATATCTAAATCATCGGAAGACCTATTCTTAAAGAATAACCGCCAAGATTTACGGCTTGAATACCAAGCTGGTCGTCGTTGTTCCACACCATTCTCAAATTCAGATATTAAAGTCTTATATTCTGGCTTTATTTCCATCCCGAAGTCAGGAGCTAATTCTAAATCTGCCATACTTCCCCCTTATGTATATTTTAACGTTGTCCGTCTCACACCAGCATTTGTCGCCATAGCATTTTCAATTATTCCTTCAATAGCTTTCCTGTTCTTGTATATATCCGCAAAATCCCAAGCTTTAATTATAAGAATTGGCTGTGAACCAGAACTTTCAACGTTTCCTTTGTTTAATCTATTGAACCCTTGTTCTCCTAACGCCCTCATTCCTTTTCTTGATATAATCCCTTCCCCCGATTGTGCTATTATAGGGACTTCATCTCTTGCTAACATTCCAGAATGAGCTTTCTTTACTATCCCGCCCTGATGAAAAGATATTAAATTAAACGCTGGATGTATTGCAGACAACATTTTTGTTATGATTAACTTTGCAATTATCTGCGAAATAATCTGCATCATACTTCTACCGAAATCAGCAAAGACGTTTTTTAACTTAACAGTTTCTCCTGTAAATACTTTAAAGAACCCTTCGCTAAAAGCTGACTCCATAGCCCCAGCGGTCTTCGTTGCCATCAATTCCATACCATCAATGTTTTCTTTAAACTTTTGAATATGGACATCTTTTCCTAAAGACTCTTGGAACTGTTTCATCTTTAAAATCATATTGTCAAGGTCGGTTTCCCATTTGCCATTTCCAGAAAAAGCCTTTCCTAAGTCTTGAGCTAATCCTTCTCCAACCTTCGTCGCTGTATCAGCTACGCCTTGAAGCCCTTCTTTTAATCCGCCAAGACTTCCTTTAGCTTCTTTCGCTAACGCCCCGAGAACGCTTGGCAAATAAGATAAAACATTTAATGTCTTCTCTTCCAATTCTAATAAATCAATCAACGCTTGAGATATTCCAACGATGACAGATGATACAATAACACCCATTCCCTTGAACGCTATTTCAAAGACATTCGCAACGCTAATGCCCATCTTCTCAAGAACTACCATTACCGCAATTATTCCAGCGATTGCAACGATTACTTGAGGCATAGTAGCACCAGAAAGTATCGCCATCTTCGAACTCAATGACGCAATAACGCCAGAAACTGTTATTAGATTTCCTATAAACATTCCTAATACCCCGACGACAACAAGAATCCCGCCCGACCATAAAGCAAAATTAACAATAGATTCTTTTGTCTTTGAGTCTAAATCTGTCCATATCTTTGTAAGATTTGCCAATGCGGTTGTTAACTTGTTTACCGTTGGTAGCATAGCTTCTGCGATTGATACATTAAGCCCTGTAAAAACATTATTCAGCCTTTCCATTTCACGGCTGACAGATAATGAATATGATTGTGCGGACTTAAAAGCTACTGCGAGAGGCGTTATAAAAGACGCTCCAACAAAAGTTATGTTCTTTGAGATATATCCTATTTCTCTCCCAAGCTGTTTTAAGTTTGTCCCTGCGGTCTTCAAATCAGAACTAAATTTTTGTATCCCTTGCAGGTTAATCTTTATATTTATGTCTTTACTTGCCATAATCTTTTTCCATCCTTGACATAATATTACTAATAATTGTAATTAAAGAACTGAACTTTGCTGTTTGGTCTAAAAATCCGTTCTCATTCGGCAAAAATCCGTTCTTGTATTCAAAATAGCATTGAAGATATAGAGATATTGAATCATCAATATATTTCAAAGGGCATTTATCAATAATAAATCCTTCAATCTTTCTTTCAATCCCACCATTACATCCACGAGAATTTTTCATCTCGGTGTTGCACTTTTGGCAATCAAGGTCATTAAACTGAGCCCAGATTGCCAAAGTTAGTTTTTTATTTCTTGCCCCGTCGGAAAACTCATTGATATAATCTTCTCAACTATCTCTACCAAAACAGGCAATTCAATTAAATCTAAAACGCTGTCATCAATGTTATTATAATCTTTCCCGTCGAGATTTTTGATTTCTTTAAGGCACGCCTTAATAATATCAAACATCTTTTCTTGAATGACTTTGTTATCTATGCTTCCATCATTAGATTGAACGCCAGAAGCTATAGCAAATTTCTGCCTATTAGTCATATTTCCAAGAACAAAAATAGTCGGATTATCTCCTTTGTCTATCTTAGAAATAAAATTAAATCGTTCTTTCACATCAATTCCTTTTAGCATAGACATCCTTTCTATTCGAACTTCAGAATAAGCTCATCGTTTCCTGCGTCTTTAGATAATGAAAAAGGAATATCTAAAGCTCTTAATCCATTCCTATCTCCATCACCAACGCTATCTAATGTAAGCTTAGGAGCTGTTATTGTAAGCTTATTCCCATTTGCAGAACCAATAACAAGACTTAATGCTCTTGCTGTGGCTCCTACAAAGTCTGATTGAAAGTTATAAGTTGACATAGATACTGCTTCAGGATTCAATGACCCGCTCGGCTTTCTTGCTGTAATAATAAATCCTTTAATCCCGCCAACAGAATTTATGTCATCTTGCTCAACAATCTCATTATTCAAATCAATATTTACAGCTTGAACAATCAAAGAGTTTACTGAATTCAAAGTGAATAATGAGCTTTCAACAATCGGCGGTAACGTTGTTTCATAGGTCGGAGCAGTAGGATTAACAACATCCGTAGGTGCGTTATAAAGCCCCTTCATATCAAAAGACATAATTCCAATCCCGCCAGCTTCAATTTTTAGCGACATCGTTCCCCTAACGCCTGTTATCTTATGGAGAATAGAACTTGATGAAGATACTTGGTCATAAGCATATATTGTTACTGACTTATGGCTTTGTGGGTTCGCTGGAGAATATGTAACGCTTGAACCCGCTGAGACGACTTCAGCAAATCCGCACGCTTCTAATAAATCTCCTACCCTTGAAGCTGTTCCTTTTGTACCGCCACCTTTAATTTCGACATCGAAGGAACATTTAATCCATCTCTTTCCCATCAACGGAGATAATGGAGATATATTATTCCTCATCGTGTCCCGTTCTTGCTTATCGCCTTCATAACTTATATCGAAGTTCATAACTTCGATAGCGTTTGCCGAAGGCGTAGGCGTAGGGTCTGTCCCGTAAGTTGCCTCTTCCTTTACTAAAACAAATCTGTTCTTCGTTAACATCTTATTCCCCCCTTTTATTATGTTCTTGTTAAAGATTCTTGCTGAAATAGAATATCAACAATTATATTACACGTTCTTGTCGGATATTCTATTATCTCATAACGAGTTTCTTTTATATTCGTATCAATAACAATTCCGCCGATAGTTATATCTTCGCTAATAGCTTTTTTAATATTATTTTCAAGCTCTAATAAATCCTCAAGCTGTAAGTCTTTATCGTGCTGTTGCGTTATCCCTATAACTGCGACCTGAAATGTTAGTCTTTGTCTTCCATAAACAATACCGCTTTCAGAAATCATCAATGGCTCAATAACTATTGTAGGATATTGAGCAACATTATCTCTTACACCAAGAAGAATATTCCCATCATCTACATTTCTTAATGCAGAACTATTTCTAAGAGATGTCTGCAACGCAAGAATAATTGTTTTAGGATTGCTCATATCTTTATTGCCTTTCTCATTGTATCAACTAAAATGTTATAAGCTTCTTCCCCATATTCCTGAACAGTTCTTTGCATATACCGAAACGCTGGTATCCTTACTGAGTTTTTTAATACGAATAAAGCGTCAACTTTACCATTAGATTTCTTCCCGTAAATTATAGGACTTCCGCTTTTCCCAATCCTAACAAACGAACCTTTATATCCGCTTGCACCGCTTCTTACTTCATTGGCGGTAAATTTTAATATTCCTTTCTTAGTCAATGCCTTCGGTAATGGAACGGTTAACATCTTTCCTTTTGCTGTTATTGTTCCGCCATCTTCTAAAATGTTAGCATACTTTACTCTTTCCCCCGTCCTAACACCAGAACCAACAAAGCCCGTTAGATTATCTCCTTCTCTACCGACTATTGAACCGATACTACCCCTTAATCTTCCACCTCTTGTTTTAAGAATCCTATTCGTTACATTCTCCCTTAACTTAGATGCTAAAAATATCGTCGCCATTGTAAGCCCTCTATACAGAGGACTTCTGCTATCATCTGGGCGTAAAGATTCCAAAGACTTAATAACTCTATTGACTTGATTAGAGTCAACGCTAATCGTAATCATATCTTAAATGTCTATCTGCAAGCTTATATGCTTTGCTTACATTTTCATTATAACTTAACAATTCTCCTGTAACAGCATTTATTCGCCCTTGACTTCGCAAGAATGACGCAGAAGCAATCTCTAAAACAGCTTGTATCAAATCTTTCGGCATAGGCGTTTCGCCTTTATCTATGTCCGTTCCATATCCGCCACGATATAAAACCTTTATAGCGTCATTCCCGCCGATAAACAACCCGTCATTTGTAATAATGCCTGATTCTTTATCAACCGAATAATCTTCAGGAGAAACTAAAGTTTCAGGACTAAAAATCCTATTTGCGTCATCATAGATAGCAACAACTTCAATAATAGGCGTTTCTTTTACCATTATTGATTTCCTGTTCCGCCCGTTCTTTATCTCTGTAAAATCGCCTACCTCAAACTTCCTTCCACAATATCTTTTTATTTCTTCATCTGCCGACCTTAAATTTTCAAATAGTAATACGTCGCTTGTGTTATTAGTAATATTTAAGAACTGCTTTAAGTCTTCTAACCTTGCTATCATTTTACCCCCTTTAAGATTTCGTATAAACGAAAAGCACTTTTGTCCCAAGTAAACTTTGAATGAATTCTCTCGCTTGCACGCTTTCCTTTTTCATACGCTTCTTTATACCTCATCATTACATAAACCATCTTTTCAATTAAATCTTTTGTATCAACAACAGCTCCCTTTGCACTTATTTTATAATTCTCAAGATTCTGCTCAATCATTGAAAACTTCAAAGGATACCCAACAGTTTTATCAAAATATTCTTCAACCCCCGTTACTTGTGTCGCTATGCAAGGACATCCTGTCGCCATAGCTTCTGTTAAAGTTAATCCCCACCCTTCACCTACCGTTGGCATTAAAAAACAATTAGCAGAACAATATAAGTTATATAATTCTTCTCTTGGAACTTTTCGTGTATCAACAAAAATATTTTTATGTTTTCCAAGAATTCTTATACTGTCAGCATACTTCCTTAATGGCAACCTTCTCAACATATTTATTGTAGCACTACGTATATCATTTTTACAACCATCAATTCGAAATATTTGCTTCCTATGTTTCCACACGTTTTTGAAGAATTCTTTGAAATTTAACTTGTGCATAGTT